GGACCAGCACCATCCACCCGGTGTTGCCAACCAGGTACGGGGGTTTGGCTCGTACGGTGTCCCTGGTGGTCTGGTCGGGGAACGTGGCGGTGGTGTGGAACAACCCCGAGTACCCCAAGGAAGCGAACGCTTTCGGTACCTCCACACTCATGGTCGCCTCCAGTGCACGAACACCGTCACACACCGGCTGATCGTGCCGATGCGGTAGTTGTAGCCACGTAGCCGGTCTGTGTTGGTCCGCCAGAACCCCATATGGGACCCCGGTGCGGACCCCGCGTAGATCGCGAACCTGATCCACCGCTCATCACGGACCATGCCGATGCGGGTGTCTCCTCCGACGTTGTCCCATGGGTGCCACTCCCGCCGAATTTCGATGATCACCGGAGTTTGCTTCCCGCCCAGATACCGGCGAGTACCGCCAGCGCCGGAAGGACCATTACCGTGATCGTGACCGCATCGCTCACCGGTCCTCCCCCTGATCGAGCGCGAGCTGCTGAGCGACACCAGGTAGCAACTCCGGCATGGTGTTAGTGGCGTACGCCGTGTCCAAACGCGGCCCGATCCACTGCGCCACCGTCTGACCGTCCACGACCAGCCCATCAGGGTGGACCTCGATCTGGTCGACAACGAACTCAGCTCGGATGCCTGGCATGGTGGTTTCCTTCTGTGGCTGAGCTGCGGTGATCCGGCCAGCCTTGTTATAGAGGGGATTCTCGGTTCTGATCGCGGTCAGTTCTGCCTCGATCAGCGACGGCAGGTCTGGGTGGAACTCGGTGGTGCAGTCGGCGACGTCTCCCCACCAGGGCTGCTTGCGTGCGTGGTCATCGAACCTGGTGGTGATGCTGTTGGTCCTGCCTACGTAGAGCAGATCACCTGCGGTGTTGAAGAACCGGTAGAGGATGTGTCGCCAGGTGAAAGTCCCGACCTCCGTGGTCACTGGCGGTGCTCCATACCGACCCTCAGCAGGACTCGGATCATGTCTGAGCGGGTGCGTTCCTCCTTTTCGGCCAGCTTGTCGATGTATGCCAGCGCGTCTGGTGTGAGACGCACCCCGATGGTCGCTTCGCGCTTAGATTTAGCGCCGCCGGTGCGGGCTACTGGTGGGTCCATCACACCGTCAGCGTACAGCAATGTACAACGCGTGTCACACGTTAACCTCTGGAGGTCACCTTGCCGGGCATTCTGATCGGCTTGCTGCTGCTGTGGGCCGTCGCTATCGTCGTCGGCCTAGTCGTCAAGGCCCTGTTCTGGCTCGTGATCGTCGGCCTGTGCCTGTTCGTCCTGACGTTGGTCAGCGGCCTGATGGCCCGCTGGCACCGGTAAGTGCAGATCCACCGAGGCATCACCCGCACCGTGCTCCTAGCCGGACGGTGGGCGATCAAGTTCCCCAGCCTGCGTGCCTACGGGGACGGTCCCCGTGGCGTGGTCTGGTCGATCACCCGTGGCATCCAAGCCAACCTGTCCGAGATCACATGGACAGGGTCACCCGGTGTGTGCCCAGTGGTGTGGTCACTGGCCGGGCTAGTCAACCTGTACCCCAGGTGCGATCCGGTTCTGGCTGAACCGACCGAAGAGGAATACTCCGCCACTGGGGTCTTAGGGCCCACCGACCGCAAGGCCAGCAACGTCGGGTGGTTGAGAGGCCGCCTGGTGTGGATCGACTACGACATGTCGTGGAACGACTGCCGTTGCCGTAAGGAGTGAGCGCGCATGCCCGCACCACCGAAGCTGGCCGTCCCGCGATGACGGCACCTACCCCGAACACGATCAGTAGAGACTGGGACGAGCTACGGCGCCTAGCTACAGCAGCGGATGAGCAAATGAGCACCGGCCCACTGGAGTGGCCAGGCCGTCCATCGCGGCAACGGCTGGAACTGTTCCTAGCTGCGTCCCCCCGGACCGTGCTCGCACTGCTGGACGAACGGGACTCCCTCGCAGCAACGGTACGTAAAAGGATCTAGAACAGATGCCACTCTTCGGGAGCCTCAGGCTCGGTAACTGCTGGGAGTGGCTTACCCCGATGCCACCCGCTCTGTCGACCAGTAGCCGAGTTCCTGATCACATGACCGTCTCGATCCATCCGAGCGATAGCGGCCACCACCTCCTGGACGGGTAGCCCCAGCGCGTTGGCGATGGTCGCTGGCATCGTGACTCTCCGATTATCGGTCCGGCCAGGTAGCCACTCCCAGACCAACCGCTCAGCCTCCGTGATCATGGACCGACCCAACTGGGGGCGTGTTCGGCGATGTACCCGATGCATCGGGGGTTGAAATCGGACACGACAGCCCGTTTCCCGGACCGCAGGAAAAACCGTGCAGACCGGCCGTATCCACAGCAGAAGTCCCCAACTGTGTTGTAACGCTGGGCGAGCGCGTGCAAAAACTCGGGCACCACCCCGTAGGACCGATCAGCTTCAGCGCCGGGCCGGTAGGAGACCGCAATCGCATCGTCCTCGTTCAGCCGCATCGGGAGCACAACGTCAGGCTTCGGCAACTTCGGTAGAGCGTGCAACCCAGTCACCAGGTACAGCGGCACACTGGTCGACTCAACGATCTCCGATACCCGGTCCATGAAACCCGTGTAGGTGCGGGCGTCTTCGACCCCGGCCCGCTGGTTGAACTTCGAGAACCCAGTACGCCACGGCAGGTCCGTGACCAGGACATCACAGGCACCGTAATCGACAGGCAACGTCAACGCGTTCATCAGATCGTGGCAGAATGCTTTACATCCATGCCCCTCCCACCGGTTCAGGGGCGGTGCGGCCGCTGTTGGTTTGCTAGCACCGTGGTAGTAAGAAGACGGAACCGAGCTGCGTGTCATCGAGGCGCCTCCACTCCGATGTTGTCAACAGTGATGGCGAGCTGGTCATCACTCACGCCCCACTTCCCCTTCCGCCTACGCATCAAATCCAGGTATGCGGCGTACGCGGCGCTCTTCTGCTGACTGAATCCGATACCCTTCCCCCACCAGTCGTTTCTCAACAGCGTTTTGCACACCCTGCGCCACGACGGCGCCAACCGTTGCGCCTCCAACCGGTAATCTGCCTCATCAGGGATTCCTTCCGCGTAGCCGCGTTCGATCCACCACTTCTGGAACAGAAGGATCTTGTTGCGGTACTGCTCCTCCGCCTGTGGCGGCATGGATGACACCAGCAGCTCAGCGAACGACTGCCAGGTGTGCCCAGGTGGTTTCGTCACCTTCCGGTAACCGTTGATGTTGCCCCACTCCTGGACATACAGGGCCCCGCCGTTCGCCCCGTTCACTCGGGTGACGACACGCGCCCACATCTCAGGCTCGATCAGGTGGAACAACCACAGGCCCCGACGCTGGTCATCCCCATAGGGTTGGCAGATCCGCTGCTGAGAGGGTTTCAACCCCGCCATGTGCATCCGGTCGTACAGCTCGTTGTGCCGCTTGTCGGGGTGTTTCCCGTGGTAAGTCCAGATGTCGAGGACCCCCATGTCGTAGATGGGATAGACGTTGTAAACATGCTCGGTGACTTTCGATGTCCACTGCCGACCGCCTAGCGTGGTCTTGCTGGTGGAGGCGATGGTGCGGTACCTGTTCAGTGACTCGTCACACCTGATCCCCACTAGGCACGCGGTGAGTTCCCCACGGCCATAGTGCTCACCGAACTCAGGCACGAACTCCTCGAATTCCATGCCTCGACGGAAGAACGGGTACGTGGCCGGGTCACTGACAGCGCGCGCCGGGCGCGGCCTGATCCACACGTCCTCTTTGTCGGGGTCCCAGCACTCCCACTTCGGTTGATACACCGACACCGCGTTACGCAGAGCCAGCGGGAGCGCCACCCAGTGCTCCTCATCGATCAGGCCGGCGTACTCATCGAGGCATGCTTCGGCGTGTTCGATCGTTAGCTTGTACTGGCCCTCAAGATCGACCAGTAGTACGCCGAACTGGCGTCCCCTTCGTTTGGCTTCGTCCGCGACGAGATGGAGCATGACGGTTGAGTCTTTGCCCGCTGAGAACGACACGTAGACGCGCGGGAAGTTGTCGAACGTGTCAGCGATCCTGGTCCGCGCTGCGGTGAGCACGTCCATTCCGAGTTTGGTCTTAGGCATTCGAGTCCCCCATGGTTGACGTAGTTGGCTACAGGTCTATCGGGTGAGCAAGGCGCAGCGTTACCTAAACATCGAACAGCGGCGTGTGCCGGTCGTCCTCCCTCGCGCGCTCCCACTTCGTGATGACCTGATCGGCCACCCGGTTCGCCGCTAGCTGCTCAGCGGCGGTGAGGGTCCACCACGCCTGACGTGTCGCCGACTCCGGGACTCCGGCCAGGTGGCAGCAGGTGGCCTGCCCGATCCAGGAGCGCCGGTTCTGTCCCATGTCGGTGAGATTCTGCTCTGCAGAGTTGCTCCACTCGCTGAGCATCGCCCTGGCAGCGGCGAGGAACACGTCCGGCTGACTGAGGATGTGCGCGGCGCGGTGGACGTCTTCGGGGAGGTCTCTGGGCGCAGCCCACATGCCAGCGGCCCAGTCTTCCCACGCTGTGTACGGGTGGAACACTTGATCAGACATCGGTCACCGCAGGATCCTCACCGAGTGCTTCGGCTAGGTCTTCGTCACCGATAGTGCCGCTGAGGTCAGCTTCCCACGCGTCACTGAACGCGCGGTCTTTAAAAGCCTCGGCGAGGCCCGTGATTTGGGTGAGGCGCAGCACTTCGTCGGGATCCATGCCGAGTTCTTTGCCGATTTTCTTGTCGGACCAGTTCCGGCGTTTCAAGTCGAGGACGATCTCCGACATTTTGACGACTTGGTGTTTCCCGCGTGCTCGGTTGTGCCGGATGGTGGATGCCATCCGGTCGGCGTGGTCTCCCCGGTCACCCCGGATTTGGACGAGCGGTAGGTACCCGTGGACGCGTTCCGCGATGTCGGGGTATTCCTGGCCGACGCGGGAGCGGTGGAACCCGTCGACCACTTCACGGCGCCCGTTCTCGGCGTTGGAAACTATGGGTTGTGTGAATCCGTCCGCTTCGATGGACAGCCGGAGTAGCTCCATCTCGGGTGCTGCGACGGTGTTCGGGTTGTACGAGTTGGCTTGCACTTGATCGGCTGGTACCCACTGGACACGGTCCACTGGTTCGTTACGGAACGGACTGTGTTCGGCGAGGACGTCCCGTATCTGGTTGAGGAGAGTGACCTGATCTGGAAGATCGAGGCCACGGAACCACAGGTTGGTGAGGGCGCGGAAGTCTCGCAGCTTCCGATCTTGGTCCGGGAGAGCGTCGGTGGTCATGAGTCGTCACCGTAGGTGGTGCGGACGGCGTTGATGACGAGGTCTCGTTTGCTGGTGCCGGTTTCGTAGGCGCGTCGGTGGAGCAGCTCGGCGACGTCGGGGGGCAGTTTGATGGCCAGGTGAGTCGGTGGCCGGGGGCCGTTGGGTTCGTGCATGACAGCAAGTATACACGTTCGCATGTTAACGTGTCAACACGTCGGTAGGTGGAGTGCTCGTGGTAACGATCACCGGCCTGGACCTCGCGGCGTGGACTAGCGCCTTGGATCGTTTGGATCCACCAGATATCGACGTGTTCAGAAAACTGGATTACACTCCGACTCCGAAACAGAAACAATTCCATGACGCCGAAGAGTTCGACGTTCTTTTCGGAGGGAGTCTCGGTGGGGGCAAGACTCGAGCCCTGACGATGGAAGCGATTAGGGCGTGCGTCAGGTACCCCGGTATCCGGGTTGGTGCTTTCCGGCGTACGTATGGGGAGTTGAAAGAGTCACTTCTGGCTGAGTTGATGCAAATCAATTACGCGGCTGCGGTGCGCGCCAAGTGGAATGGCTCAGATTATGAGTTGAGGTTCCCCAACGGGTCGCTGATCATGTTCCGGTATGCGGAGACCATGCAAGACGCCACCCGGCGTCAAGGTGGCCAATACCAACTGTTGATCTTTGATGAGCGGACGCTGACACCACCCGATGTGGTCAGCTTCCTGGAGTCGCGCCTACGGTCGGGGCGCAAGACCATCCCCGTGCTCGGTATCCGCTCCTCAGCGAACCCCGGTGGGCCCGGTCACGGTCGAGTGCGCGTGAAGTACGTCGATGCCACCAACTACGGCACGAAGATCGTCCATGATGAACGTGGTCGGACCATCCGGTTCATTCCGTCGCGGATGGAGGACAACCCCCACCTCAACCCCGAGTACGAAAATGACCTGCTGGCCCTGCCGGAGGTGCTGCGCCGGGCCTTGCGGGAAGGCGACTGGGGTGTGTTCTCCGGTCAGGTGTTCTCAGAGTTGTCCCGTGACCGTCACGTCGTCGCACCACTGACACTGCCCCCAACCTGGCAGCGGTACAACGGCGTGGACTGGGGTTACGCCAAGCCGTGGGCCGTGCTGTGGGCTGCTGTTGATGAAGACGGCCGGGTGTGGATCTACCGGGAGTTGTACTCCACAGGTGTGGGGGAGAAGGACCAGGCCCTGCGGATCCTGGCCGCTGAGGGCGACGATGAGAAGGTCGCTGTCAGGTACGCCGACGACGCTATGTGGGCCACCCGTGGGGACGCCAAACCGATCGCCGACATTTACGCCGAGAACGGTGTGCACCTGACACCGGCCGGTAAGGGTGGCGGGTCACGGATCATTGGGTGGCAGCGGACCCACTCCTATCTCGATGACGGGCCAGCGTGCCCCCACCACCGCGCGTTGGGGTGGGTTAAGTGCCCGATGCTGCACATTTTCGACACGGTGGAGAACCTGTGGCGGGAGCTGCGGGACTTACCGCACGCCACCAAGGGCGACCCCGAGGACGCCGACACAAACGCATCCGATCACGCGTGTTTAGTGGCCGGGACTCTGGTGGTCACACGGCGAGGTGAAGTGCCGATCGAGTTGGTCACCACACGGGATGAGGTGATGACCCGCAAGGGGTGGCGCAGGGTCCGAGCTGCTGGCTTGACTGGTGTCGATCAGCCCGTGACCCGGATCTCCACCAGCGCGGGGCGGTCGTTCACCGCGACTGGCGGTCACCCGGTGTGGGCGGTCGACAGGGGATGGGTCCGCGTAGATGCATTGCGGTACCAGGATAGACTGGTGACATGGTCGTTAGCGAATCAGTCGTGTTCAACGGGATCACCTACCGGCGCTACCCATACTCAGATCGAAGATCAGACCGGGTCTACTTCACCCCCGGAGGTACACACCGAGCACGAGGCGTCGGGCGACTCCACCAGGAAGTATGGAAAGCCGAACACGGAGACATCCCTAACGGCCACCACGTCCACCACCGCGACGAAGACCCGCTCAACAACGCACCAGGCAACCTTGCTTGCATGCCTGGCGTGGATCACCTGTTGGAGCACAGCACTCCGGGTGTGTTCCCGCCCCAACTCGCCGCTGCACACGCTGAGGCTCTGGCTAAAGCTGCTGAATGGCATCGCAGCGATGCGGGCAGGGAATGGCACCGAGAACACGGGAGTCGTGTCTGGGAAACCAGACAAGCGAACCTTGTCACCTGTGAGTGGTGTGGGGAACCGTTCAGCACAAGGGACCGCAAACCCGGCACCAGATTCTGCTCCGACAAGCACCGGTCGTACGCCCGGAAAGCTAGCGGGGTGGATGACGAAGACCGCGTCTGTGATGGCTGCGGCGTCACGTACCGAATCAACCGGTATGCAAAAGCGCGGACGTGTTCCCGTGCGTGTGGTCAAGCGGTGCGACGCCGGAAGGGCTGACGTCTACAACCTCACAGTCGAGGGTGAGCCGGAGTTCTTCGCTAACGGCGTGCTCGTGCACAACTGCGACGCGCTGCGCTATTTGCTGGTCAACCTGGGTACAGCACCGATGTTCCATTTCCCGAAACCCCAAGCGGAGGTGACGGAGTTGGATCCCACAGCGACCGGCCCGCGCCCACCGCAACCACTACCGACGATGTACGGCGGGTTCCCCGTCCAGACGGAGGGGACGTCGATATGGGGGTGAGGTCGTGGATCGGCGAGAGGTTCGGGCGGACCCCAATCGAGGAGAAGCCCGCTGCTGCGGTGGCGGTGCTGGAGCCACCGACCGCTAAGCAGGCTAGGCGCGCCGGGTTCGAGTACGGGATCCCGCTGGGTGCCCAGAGCGGCCCATCGGACACGTCCCGGCAGGTGTCGGCCAGCCAAGAACGCCAGCAGACCCTGGCCCAGCTCCACCAGTTGTACATGACCTGCGATTGGGTCAGCAGCTCCGTCGACGTGGTGGCCCGGACGGTCACTGCTGGTGGTTTGCACGTGGTGTCGGAGTCAGACGTCCCGGAAGGTGAGCAACCAGCGGACCCACCGGAGATCCTCCGTCTCAAGCGGTTGATGAAGTTCTGCAACCCGCGTGAGGACATGGTCCAGTTGCTGCGCAACGTGGTCACCGACTTGGAGTTGTTCGGCGACGCCTACCTGGAGATCGTGACCCTGCTGGGTGAGCCGATCGCCCTGTACACCTTGGATGCCACCACGATGACGGTGCTGTCCGATGAGCACGGTGAGGTCACGGGGTATCACCAGGATGTTGATGGGGTGCGGACGGCGACGTTCGGCCCCGACGAGGTGATCCACTTCTCGTTGGATGCGCCCCGTGGTGGTTTGTACGGTGTCGGCCCAGCCCAGAAGGTGCTGTTCCCTGCGACGGCGTGGCTGTTCGCGATGGCGACGCTCAAGGAGTGTTTCCGCCGGGGCGACCCACCGCGTATCCATGTTGATCTGGGGCATTTCCAGGACACCGACGTCCAGCGGTGGCGTGAGCAGTACATGGTCAACAACTTGGGTCCCAAGGCTGTCGGGACCCCGATCTTGACCACTGGTGGTGGCGGGGTCCAGGTCCTCGATCCCCATAAGGTCGGTGACTACCTGGAGGCGTGCCGCAGCCTGCGTGATGAGATCGTGTCAGCGTTCGGTGTGCCACCGTCGAAGGTCGGCATCATCGAGACCGGCAATCTCGGTGGCGGTACTGGTGAGGCGCAGGACAAAACCTTCCGCATCAACACCATCATCCCCATTAGCGCCATTGTTCTCGAGAAACTGAACTATCACCTATTGCAGGTCGGTTTCAAAATAACCAATTACGTCCTGGAGTTCAAAGAGATCGATTACCGGGACTCTGAGGTTGTTGAGAAGATCCGCGATATGCGTTTGCGTAACGGGTCTTACACCCTGAACCGGTACCGGGATGAGATCGGTGAGCCACCGGTTGATGGCGGTGATGACGCTGTCCTGGTCGACCGTACCCACATCGTGGCGTGGGCTGACATGGAAGCGATGTCCAAGGCGACGATCGCTGCTGCGGTGGCCCCGTTGACGGTCGCTGGTGTCAATGGGTATGTGCCGGGTGTGCCTGACGCGGAGGAACCGGAACCGCCACCGAATTCGCTGGCCGGTGTTCACCCCGCCGCGTTGGTTGACCCCAACACTGCACCGGGTGGTCCGAAGGACGCCAACCAGGGCAAGGGCCCACCGGAGGGTAAAGACAGTCAAGGTAAGGGTCCCAAGGAAGCGTGGGTCGATCGTGACCAGCGCCGGTTGGGTGAGGCGTGGCAGCGTGCGTACCGGGCTCGGCGGGCGCAGGCGCTGCGGGAGCTACCAGAGCGGGAGCTGGTCGACGCGTAGGCTCTAGCGGCTCGCGTGAGCAAGGTGGTGCGGCGTGAGAGGCGCCTTGGTATGTCGGTTCGATTCCGGCCGTGCCGCACCACCCATCAGGTCAGGACTGCTGACCGTCCCGCTCAGCGATGGCGCACCGCAGGTAGGCAACCAGGTCCAGCGCCTCCTCGTAAGCGTCACGCAGTGAGTCCCGTTGGTTGCCTGGTTGGAGCAGGGTGCCGTACTTGCGCATCCCGTAGTCACGGCGTTCGGTGATGTCCGCTATGACCAGGTCGTGGGCTGAGACTCCACCGGGGACGTGCACTGGTGGTGGTTGAGCCGTGGACGGCCGGTCGGTGCGGTCGAAATCCGCTGTGTCACCCATGGGCGGGCACGGTAACGAAGGGAGATGGTGGCCTGTGACTGGGCAGACAGCGACGAACACCGGTCCGTTGGTGATCACACCGGTGCGGGACCTGCCGGAGATCCAGTGGCCGGACGGTGTGGACGTTCCCGTGTTCTGGGATTGGTATCTGACGCGCTTCGATCATGAACGGGAGGCGGATTCATGAACGAGCAAGGCCACCCCACCAGGGCACAGGACGTCCTCCCACTGATCAAGAAACGAGTCGGCTAACCCCCCAAAGATCACCCCCATGAATAGGGGTGTGACGCGTGCCGGTGCACCGGATTCCACCCGCGTCACACCCCTCCCTCGCCTGGTACACCACCGGCCGTGCCACGGGAGACCTCTCATGTCGTTGTTCCAGCACATCCCCCACCCCCACATCCACCACCGCCGCAACCGGATACCGCCCACGGTCGCTGACCAGTACGACCGGTCCACCCCGATCAGCAGGTTCACCGCGTGGCTAGCGGTGAAGATCACCAACGGTGTGGGGACCATGGCCTGCGCTGGGATCTTCACACTGATCGCCATGGTCAGCCTGCCCGCCGCGATCAAATCCGGTGACCCAGTGATCATGGTGCAGTGGCTCAGCTCCGTGCTGCTCCAGTTAGTTCTCCTGTCGATCATCCTCGTGGGCCAGCGGGTGCAGGCAACCGCATCGGACCAGCGGGCGTTAGACACCTACAAAGACGTTGAGATGATCGTCCACGAGATGGAGCAGCTCCACGCGCACCTCACCGAGCAAGACAAGGCCCTGACGGGGGTGCTCGCCAACCAGCAACGCACGCGCACGCGGCCGCTGCCGTGATCTGGGTGGTGGTGCCGTGGGTGGTTCTGGTGGCCGGTGTCTGCGCGGCGATCTGGTGGCAGGGCACCAGGTAGCTTGCCTGGGATGTACAGCGGCTGGTTGTGGCTGATCTTCACCATCGGTGTGGTCGTCGCTGTGTGCCTATCCCTGGAGGAGCCACCTGATGGTGACGGAAGCGTTCAGCCTGGCCTGGTCCCTGCTGGTGTTCGCGACAGTCGGTGTGGGGTGGTTGACGTGGAGCCTGCTGGCCATGGTGGTCATCCCCCCTCGTGGTTGGAGACGCTGATGGGTTGGGTCAACCAGCCATCCGGTGTGGTGGCGTTGGGGATCATCGCTGTGGGTGTGGTGTTGATCGTGTTGCTACGGCCGCGTGTACCGCGTGAGTGACCTCAGAAGATCCTTATCCGTTCCAGTTCTTTGCTGCCGGGGTCACGCATGTACACGGTTCCGCCTGTGCTGATGAACGTTTGGACGTCATCGTAGAACTGTAACGATTTGTTGATCACTTCCGTCTTGTTTTCGCCGGTCAGTTTGGTTAGAGCGTCCATGGACGCGACCGACTTGGTTGTCAGGTTGACGGTGACCCGCGTGAGAGAGGTGCCGTTATCGGCGCTAGTATTAGTCACATGATGACCGTATCACATAGTAGCGATGACTGACCGGTCCGCTGGCGGGTGGGTGTTCACCACGGTGGGCGGTGAGCTGTTCGTGCCGGTGACCGTGCCGAGCAATTCT